GCCTAGAAATTTATAAAATCCGAGGCCATTTATGGCATATTTTGTGTACCTAGTTTTATAAAATCCGAGCCTAAAATGGCCCCTCTAGGTACACAATTTTTATATAAATCCTAGCCTCTTGGCAATTAAAATCCGAGTCTAGGTACACAAAATCACAACTTAAATCCTAGATTACACAAACTAGCCAAACAGAACACTTTTCAATTACACGTATGAAGCTAAAATACATACGTATCTAAATCCCACCCATATTAGTATATTATATATAGGCGTTACTAAAATAGCTACGTGTCAAAAAGGCTCATATACGTATCTCAAAAACTATTGCCAGAGTGTACTTTTTGCTTTTCTGTGATTTGAGGGGCCATGTAGGGTGATTTTATTGCCTAAAATGGCCTTTGGGGCCTCAAGGATTTAGTACTTTAAATTTTGAGAACTATAGTGTTTGGTATAGTAAGAGCAGCCACATGGGTATGTTCCTGACTTTTTCGAAAAACCCCCGTTGGTACACAGAAAAGGAATAAACCAAGATCCTAAGAAAGGTATATTAGTATTAGTTATATGTATTATTATATATTGATTGTGATATAGGGGATTTGTATCTTAATTAGTGATATGTGTATATTCAGATTAGGTGTATATGATATAGGTAGGTTAATTGTGTACCTTGTTATATATTATTTGTATATTTCTTTGTTGGGAGTGGGGTAGGTATATTGGTTGTGTACCTAGTATCTGTATACTTGGTTTTGTTTTGTTTGGGAGGTAATTGATTATATACTTGGTTTGTGTACACAGAAATACCTAGAGTTTTCTAGGCTCTAGGTATTCTTTTTGTTTATCTTTTGTGGTGTTGGGAGAGGGATACTAGATCTTCTGGGTTCTGAAGTATATCCTGTAGGTATGGGTTTATCTCTTGGATGTTATACTGGGCTTGGAACCTAGAGATGGTACCCTTTAATTCATCTACTAGAGTATCATAGAGGTTATTGTATATTATCTCTTTGATTTTGGTTTGGACTTCTTTGTTTTGTTCTAAGGGTATTTGTCGGATGGTTGAGACTTGGATCTCTATTGGTTTCTCTAGGTCTGGTACCGTTGGTATGTTACCTATATAGTCTAGTCCAGAGATGAGTTCTAATATTTCTTCATTGGACATAGATAATATATAGTTGGGCTCTTTGTATACTTTGCAGGTTAGTATTTGATTACCATTCTGACTGATTGTGATTCTTGATGAAGGATTTGTTGTTTTCATTGTTTTAGTTATTTTTTAATTGTTCGAGTAGGTTTGATATCTCAAGTTGATGGAGGATTTCTGTTTGTACTTCCCGTTGGATTTGGTCGTAGTGATAAGCAAAGATTCTGCGGATACGGGTTGAGATACCGGCATACTTTTTTAATAATTCATTATTTTTCATAAGTCTAAAGTTTTTAAAGTGAATACTTAATTAATTATCTGATGCAAATATAATACTTTTATTTTATATATGCAAACCATAATTATCATGGCTGAGGAATGGGTATGATATCTGTTATGATAACCTTTTCTGAAGTAAGATTCCAATAGTTCTGGATTTCCTTCAGGGCATTAATCATATGTAAATGTTCTGGTATCAGTTCCTCCCCAGGATATCTGAGGTAATCTCTTATTTGTTCTGTCCGATAACTGAAGGTAAAGGCCTGGGTATCCTTTAGTATTTCACGTACATGCGTTTGTCCGATATTATTTACCTGTATATTATCGAATATTTGATATGAAATTAGAAATCTACCTTGGGTTAGCATATATCTCCATTATTTGTTCATATTTATCCGTGCTAGTAAAAGTATCAAGGAAATAGTTATATTCCTTCTCATTAGTATGGAATGGATGCTTGTGCAATTCATATTTGCAATAATGTTCCCATGGGTTACCTGGTATGAAGGTATCTAAGTTAGGCCCTGAGGAATTAAGGAATAGGACTAAGATAAGCCCTAGTCCTATGTAATATAATGCTGTTCTCATAATTCGTTACAAATTAGTTCTATGTCAGTTAATTGATTCATGTATTCCTCTTCTGAGGATATATCCAGGGATTTACAGGCTATGTAATGACCGTACATTGATATGCCAGATTCCCATCCGATTGGATATTCGTTTATTGTTATGATTGGTTCCATATTATAGTTCTTTTAAAATTGCTGTTTTAAATCCGTTTGCTGTAAGTTCTTGAGTCTCTATATGTACAAGTTCAAAGTAATCCTTTATGTCTTGGATAGTTTTGAAATGTAATGGTACATGATCTTTATCGGCATCATAACCATATTTGTCTTCTACTTGGTCTACCAGTTCTTGGTAAGCTTTACCTGGATGCTCTTCCAAGGAATGGAAAATTCCTTGGATATAAGAGCCTTCTACGATTACTAGGGTTGTTATTGTTAGTTTCATGACATTAGAATTCTAAGTTAAATAATTGAATGGTAAGCATACTTGGGAATTTCCCTCCTTCGTAATGAATATTAGAAGCATTGGAGTAATTGTAGAAATTATCCCTTAGTGATATCTTAAGAATATCCAATAGCAATGGATATAACTTGTACTGGTTAGCATTTAGCCATTCGTTATATTCCTGGATATCGGATTCTGAAGTAAAAGTAGCAGAGAGTTGGATAAATGGTTTATCCAAAGAATCTGGGTTATGGATATTTGTCTTAAGCCAAACCTTGGAAAGCATATGAGATTCCTTTTGCATTAGGTTGACTGAACCAGTATTTTGCCATTGTTCGTATTGGTAAATTGTGATACCGGTTTTGAGTGCTGTTGTAATGTTGTTCAAGTTCATGACTGCCTAAATTTTAAATGAATAATATATTTCTTTTCTCTGATGCAAATTTAATACTTTATTTTTAAATATGCAATATCCCTGATTACTTAGCTGAGGCTTCTATTAGGTATCTGATAGAGCCTTTTCTGGATAAGGAAAAGGCCATTAATGGATTTTACATATTTCGCATCTTTACGGAAAGCATCTGGATTCTTTTTCTTAAACTGATGCCACCAATCATCATATTCTTCAAGGGTTTTGAATACCTTGTTTAAATCCTTAGTGGGACCTGTTAATTGAATGGTCTTAGGCCATACTTTAACATCTATTCTCTTACCTTCATCGAAATATATACGAGATGGTATAATTACTTCATCTGGACCTGGGTATGGAGTTGTGCTCATAATTTCGTTATTGTAAAAGTTATGTAATTGTCTTTAGTTATCACAAATGTAATGATAGCATTACCTTGTATTGAAATAGATAGAGATTCAGGAGTATCTGCTAATATGTAGTAACTTAAGAAGTTAGCTCTAAGCAAATTAGTAAGTACTTCCCTTAGTCTGAACAAGGTACAATTATCAGGATTACCATAAATTACTGATTGAAGGTATTGGTCCTGATGATTAAGATGGTACCATTTTAATCTAGCCAAGTTTAGTTTCTCGGCTAGATCAAATTGTATGATATTTAAAAGTCTTCTTATGGGTGTCATACTGTAAATGTGATTTGCATTATGTTTGAAGATATTCTGTTGATAGATTTGATATTAGCTTCTCCATCGGTAAAGTTCATGGCAAAATTTACCATAGCATCTGCAGCACCATTAGAAGTATCGGGAGTTTGAAATAAGAAAGAGTATATTGCAAATCCGTCCTGTTTAGATATCATTGCAGATAATGCTAAGCATTGGTTTTCAACGTAGGCATTAACTAATAGATTCATTAGATTGTTGCTGTAATCTAGGATTTCCTCTAAGTCTAAGGAAAATAATTCTTGGATTTGAAGACCTAGGTTAGTAACTAACTTGTCTAGATGTTGTGTGGTTTGGAAGGTTTCATTATTTTTCATAAGTCTAAAATTTTAAAAATGTTATTGATTTCTTTTTTCTGATACAAATATAATTACTTTAAATTATATATGCAAATTCTGGAATACTAAGCTGAGGATATGTGTAAACGCTAAGAAAGGCAGACTACTGTCTGCCTTTCGAATTTATACTCTGTATCGGATTAAATTCCATTTATCGTTTACTAGCCTGAATATCCAGAGATAATGGTTAGTGAACTCTAATAGAGTACTGTATTCAGAGGTTTCAAATACCAAGAGATCTGAGTTCTTTTCTAGAATATTGAAATGGATGGTTTTATTAGTACCCTTTCGAAGGATTTCTCTGAGATCATTCTTTAGAGTATCATCCGAAATGAACATATTATATTGTTCTCCCATATAATCCAGATATTTATCCCTGATATCGGGATATATTCTAGACTGGCTTACGTTAAATTGTTTCGTTTTCATCTTGATTTTCTTGATTTATGTTACGTTCGATAATGTTTTGAATACATATTCTTCTGCCCTCTTCTTCTGCCTGATCTAAGATATAGGTAAGAGAATGACTAAGGAATAACATATCTGTATCATAATTCCTTTTGAATACTAATAATTCGAATTCCTTTAACCAATTATGTTGCATCAATTCCAGTATCTCCTCTAAACCAACATGGTCCGTATCCATATATCCTTGGCATTTATACCAGATATCTGTAAAGACTCCCGTAATATATTCAGGTATCTTGAATCTATCAGATATATCATGAGCTGGAACTAAATCCTTAGCAGCTTGGTATTTTTCTTTGGTTATTACCATGTCTGATTTTCCTGATAGCTTTCTACTGAGGTTAACTATGAGTGGTACCTTGTAGTATAATAGGTAAGGTTCTTTGTCATATACCCAGTATCTGCTTTTGTATTCCTGATAGATTAGTACATAGGGTTTATCTGAATACATACCAAATAGTCTCATATAAGCCGATAGGTAATTCTCTAGGTCTTTAGCACATTGTATATTCTGGTTGAATACTACCCTAGTATCTTCTAGGTAGATGAGATTCAGAGAATAGCTTAACTCTGATTCCCGTTTACGAAATCTGTTGAATAGGTTTTTGATGTTCATAATGTCTAATATGTAAAATTAATGAATACTGTTCTGGTTCCTTTGAAGAAAGCCTCATGATTGTAGTCTTCGTATTTATGGCAAGCATAAGTTTTAGAAGACCTATCATAATGATCTCTTACCCATACTGGACTGGATTCAGAGTCTTTTAATCTGAATAGTGTACCTGGTTTAAGCTGTTTTAATGTGGTTTTATCCATAATCTTATAATTTATTATGCTGCAAATTTAAGAATAATAAATTAATTATGCAATAAACCTCGATTACCTGTTGAGGAATTGTTCGGCTATTGATGTAGGCTCTTTTTCTTCATATTGCTCTTCATCTAGATAGATATCCATTTCTGGGTCTGGATCCTCGGGATCTATGTTAGCCTCTATCTCTCTTCTCAATTCATGATGTTCTCTTGAAGAGAGTTCCATAGCTCCCTTATAATCATCAGTAATTTGCCTCATCTCTGCAGTATTCAAAGTAAGGCCCTCTTTGGTAGTATCAATTCCTTCTTGCTTAGTAGCAACTACCTCGGGTAAAGAAGATAAATCATAGTGATCTGCCAATAATTTGGCTTCCTGTGGCTTGTCCATTACTCTTTGAGATTCTAGGATAATCTTTCTGGCTTCCTCTATTGATATACCTTGGTTCTGATTCAATTGATTATTCTGGGTATCTCCAAATTGATTAAAGATATTGGTAGTTCCTCCACCCATAAATGTACGTATGATGGATTGCAATGAAGTAGAAGAATCTAGTTTCATCTTAAGAGCTTTATTCAATTCAGCAGATATGAATGGAGTATAATGTCCTCCCTGAGATTCTCTTAGGATATTTACCTGATGGGAGATTTCCATTCTATCTTCTAAAGCCCATGCTACTTGTTCTCCCAATAGAGCTTGTAGCATTTCTTCCTGTCTTTCTTTATCCCAGAGCTTAGATTGCAATAATCTATCTCTCATAAATACTCGTATGTAATTGATATCTATACCTGTCTTTGTTGAGAAGGTATTAATATCATACATAATCCCACATAACATACCATTACCCATCAACCAGTGATTGATAATGTAGTTGTATACCTTTTGTAAATCTTCAAGATTCTGACTCTTTTGGTATTCTGCTGCCATTGCAGTAGTTCCCATAGGTCTAGGAAATCTTTTTATGTTGTCTTTTGCCATTATACAAATATTCTTTTCTTATATCCTTAGATTCATCGTATCCAATCCTTTTAAAAGGACGAGCTACGTATAGTTGATAAATATTAGAATACCAATAACCAACTGCTATATTGAGTTCTTCATTTAAAGCCAAAATGAATTGAGTAT